ATAATTTCTATCATTCATAATTTTCCTTAATTTATCTAAACTTACTTGGTATCAGTTGTGTGCTGATGATTGTTATTGTAAACACAAATTTACGGCATAGTGCGAATAAACATCAAAAATAATAAAAATAATTAATTATGTAAATAAATGTGTACAATAAACAACATGGACAAACAATACTTTATAGAAAAAGCAGGATCACCATCCAAACTAGCTAAATTGCTTGGCATAAAACGCCAGGCCGTTAACAATTGGCAACAAATACCTAAATTAAGAATATTTCAGTTAAGAGTTTTGCGACCTGAATGGTTTGACGTTATAAATTAGGATACAATCCAAACTATTGCAGTCGAACGCAATGACTTAGCCACTTAGATAAGTATCTTGTCCCTAGCGTGAAAAACGAGGGGAGTTCGACCAAGATACTTTTTTAAGTGGCTTTTTTATTTGTTCAATGTAATCGTACTCCACACGATAGCAGCGCATTTGCATGGATGGCTTGGAACAAAACACCGCACATCGATACACCCCGATGCAAAACGTGACCAGACTTGATTTAGGTACTGGTAAAGCAATTGGTAACTCAGGTGAAAACTAGGCCAGTTGTATAAGTGAATAAATCCGTCAAGCGCACTTGGGCGTTTTTTGTTTTAGAAGATTAATTAAGATGAATAATGTTAAACAACAATGCTGGAGAAGAGTGGATACCATTCACCCTAGCATAACCTATGGAGTTTTGAAATGAATGAAAACGACGTTTTTGAAGTTATTGAACAAGCATATTTAAACAGCAATACTTGGTTCAAAATCTGGAATCCTGAAGTTAAAGTAAAAGACATCAATAAATTTCTAGTTCAATTTGCAACTTTAATTGCAGAAAAAGAACGTGAAGAATGTGCTGCAATTTGTAATGCAGAATGGACAGGCACAATTAATGAAAACATTTTTGCAACTAAGATTCGTGCGAGAGGTGCAAAATGAAAGATTTATTTGATGAAGAAACATTTGATTGGGTTCAAGAATGGCGAGGAATGCCTGCATTTATACAAGAAGACAAAAAAATTGTTTTTTCTGTGCAAGTCAATTTTGAAACTACAGATGACATAAACGCATTTTCTGAACTTATAGGGCAGCGCATAAGTTTTAAAACTAAGTCTGTTTTATTTCCTGTAAAGAAAGATGAAGATAGGGTTGTTTATGTTGATGCAGAATGAACCACAATATCCAATTTATATAATTTCAAAAGGTAGAGCTGACTCTAGATATACAAGTAAAGCATTAGAAAAAATGCAAACTGCTTACAGAATTGTCATAGAACCTCAAGAGTATTATGCTTATGCAGCAGTAATTGATCCTAAAAAGATTCTTGTTTTACCTTTTAGTAATCTAGGTCTTGGCGGTATTCCTGCTCGTAATTGGTGTTGGGAACACGCAATTTCTGAAGGACATAAATATCATTGGATTCTTGATGACAATATTGACGGTTTTGTGCGTTTAAATTACAACAAAAAAATAAATTGTCTTTCTGGTGCTATTTTTCGAGCTGCTGAAGATTTTGTAAATAGATATGAAAACATAGGTCAAGCGGGTTTTCAGTACAGATTTTTTACCGTTGCAAGAGAAATACAACCTGCTTTTAGATTAAACACCAGAATCTTTAGCTGTATACTGATCAGGAACGACATGGATCTGCGTTGGGAGCTTCGATATAACGAAGACGTAGACTTATCTATCAGAATACTGCAAAGCGGCTGGTGCACGGTTTTATTCAACGCATTTTTGCAGAATAAAATGGGTACACAAAAACTCAAAGGCGGCAATACTGAAGATTATCAAAAAGACGGTACTATTACTAAGTCGCAAATGCTTGTTGATAGACACCCAGATTTAGCAAGTTTAGTTTATCGTTATGGACGTTGGCATCATAGAGTGGATTTTGATGTTTTCAAACATAATTTATTGGTTAAGAAAAAAGATTTAATAATACCAAACGAACCTAACGAATATGGTATGAAACTTATTAAGGTGCAACAATGACATTTGAAGATTTTTGGAAAGCCTGGCCCAAATCAACTCGCAAGGGTGGTAAGTCAGAATGTTTAAAAAAATGGCAGAAATACTACTGTGATACTTGTGCTGACCAAATAATTAAACATGTGGAATGGATGAAGACTACGAATGATTGGCGCAAGGATAATGGTGCGTTTATACCAGCGCCCCTTGTTTACCTTAACCAGCAGCGCTGGGACGGTGCAGAGATACCTGAAGTAAGCAATATAGTCCAAGAACGTGATCCTTACCTGGTTAAACTGGATGAGGAGCGCAAGAACTTTGTGCCTATGCCTGAGCACATCAGAGAAAAATTAAAGAGGATTGGTCGTGGAAATTAAAACAATATGGCAGCCAGTACCGCCCTGGCCTGAAAACGCAGAGCTTTTAGAAGCAAAATACGGTATTAAAGAACGCTTACCTAAAGTTAAAGAATCTTTAAAGCACGAAATGCCCAGGCTTTACAAGGCGCTTGGGTATAGAAATACTAATGCAATGCGCAAATGGATTGTCAGAGATGGACCAGTTTGACGAAATGTACGATGATACTGTAGAGCTGTATGCGCACTTGGCGCAGCAGCCTGGCTGGGTTGAGTTTATTCGAGATCAAGTCAAGCAAAAAATGCAGAGTAACGTATTATTTACAAGGTTAGCGGAAGACGTAAAAAATAAGATACAGGAACAAAAAAATGCGCAAAGCAGCACGTAGGGACGTAGGCGAAAAGGATATAGTCGAGGCGTTAAGGGCCAGAGGCGCAACGGTCTATTACTTGGACGATCCCTGCGATCTGTTGATTGGATACAACAATAAGACCATGCTAATGGAGGTTAAGAACCCCAATAGCGCTTATGGAAAGAAGGGCTTTAACGAAAATCAACAGCATTTTGCTGAAAACTGGAAAGGAGGACCGTTTTGCCTGGTTGATTCGCCAGATAGCGCATTAAGAATGCTGAATCTTATGTTGTCCTAAGTTTGTATACATTTTTGCATGAAATTTAAATTAAATTCAGAACCGCAGGCCAAGGCTTTAATGGTTCGCATTTGGCCTAAAGTGCTGGAGGCGCTCAATAGCGGTAAAGAATTAACCATAGAAATTATTGATGCAGTTCGCTCTAACGATCAAAATAAACTATATCACGCAATAATTGCAGAGATTGCAAAGCAGGCCAAGCATTTGGGCGCACAATGGGATGAGGAGAGCTGGAAGCGCTTTTTAATAGACCAATTTGCCTCAGAAACAGGGCTTGCAGGCGGTAAAGTCGTGCCGAGCTTAGATAATCAGCGAATTGTTCAATTAGGTATACAGTCTCGTAAATTTACTCAGCAACAGGCATCGCAATTTGTAGAATGGTTGTATTGCTGGTGCGCAACAAACGGTATTGAATTAGATGACACCAAACCCCAAACGTGAATATGTCCGCAGTCGTAAACTGTTAGATAATTGCAGGTATTTGCATTGCCAGATGTGTGGCGCAGATGATGGAACTATTGTGGCAGCGCACAGTAACCAAGGCATTCATGGTAAAGGCAAAGCAATTAAAGCAGATGACAATATGATTGCTGCGCTTTGCCATATTTGCCATTCAGACCTTGACCAAGGCTCAATCTATAGCAAAAAAGAAAAAGAACGCTACTGGGAAAGAGCACACCTAAAAACGATTTATAGGCTCCATGAGGCGAATTTGTGGCCTGAGAATGTGCCAGTGCCCGATACCTATAAAGCCTACCGTAAAAGCCTTATTTAGCCTCTGGATGCGCCTTTTCCATTGGCAAGTGCTCGTGCTTCTTTAGCTTGTCCTCAAGCCTGTGCAATTCGTGCTCAGTTTTCTTTTCGTGCTCACGCAAAACCACATAATGCGACTTGGGTGATTTGTATTCTTTACCTTCAATTTTAAAATTGTTCATGCTATTGCATTGCCTTCTTTAAGTTGTGCTATTGTTAAACCGCCTGTGTACTGAAAGTGCGCTAATTCCTTAAACGTTTTCCAAGCACCAGCCCACTCTAATCCGTTTTCTTGCCCAATCCTGCCTACTTCGGCCCAAACTGGATGTGACCCATCCCAGTCTGGCTTGCCATTAACCAAAGGCACAATATCCACAGCGCACCGATGATTATGAAAAGAATCACCTCCTCTGGCGTTTGTGACAATCTTGCCCTCAGTTGTGCGCCCCTGCGCATAAAGTGCATCCTGACTAGCGTTATCCCTGTATGTAGAAGTGACCAAAATATCAATGCCTGCAACTTGGCAAGCCTTGATAAAATTCTCAACTCTTGTTTTAACATTAGGAAGTAAATCATCTAGATTTCTAGAATTAATCATTTTGCCATCAAAGAATTATGTAGCATTTCGTCTTTCTTTTGACTACCAGATGAACTACCAAAATAAAACGCAATTACGCCAGTCCAAGCGGTTGACAGCGACCCAAGCATAATCATCAACTCATCAGACTTTGTTACCTTGTCTGTCATAAGCGCATACAAAATACCAAAAAACCCAATTGTAATCCCGCAGGCCAAAAATGGCGGTATCCAACTGTGTGTAGCAGTTTGCAGCGCTCTAGCTGATGCTCTGTCTGCCGTAGCGAGTTGCTCAAAATCTAAATTAAGCTCTTGCGCCTTGGCTTTCAGTGCAATCTCAGCTTGTTGCACCGCAGCGATTTGGTCTGCGGTTAGCTTATTAGATTCAAGCATAGTTTTGGCATCATCTTGCGACACACCTAAGACTTTAGACACCGCCTCATACGCTAAACCACCAAGCGGTCCACCAATGGCAGTAAAAATTGTGGGCGCTATACTTTTTAACCAATCCATATCATTCCTTACAATACTTAGGCCAATAGCCTGTTTGACGAAAAATATGCTCACATTCTACATTTGTCGAGTCTTCATAGTAATGTTTTAAGAACATGATGTGCCACTCTTGTCCGTTTTTCTTGCTTTTGTAATCAAGATTAATCTGATACATCAACGCTGCAATTGTAAAAAAAACCACGAAGACCGCAATACAGATTGCAATTCTAAGATTCCATCTCTCCAGACTTTCACGTTTTCTTCTTTGGTTAGCTTCGTCTTTTTTTTTAACTTTTCATCTAAGAGTTTCTGTTGGTTTTCTAACTTTGTTCTTTCAGCTATAAACTCTGTCCAGACTGCTCCAAGCTCAGGCGGTGACTGATACACCAACATTTGCCTTAGATCGTACTCAGCTTGTTCTAATTGCTTTTTACGCAGCACATTCTCTAAGGCAATGGACTGTATTGACTTGCCCTTTGGCGGGTTTAATTTCTGCGCTTCAGCATGTTTATGCGCCTGCTCCTGGTGATCAAAGAATGATCCAAGCGCCCCACCCAACTCATTAACAATATTGACTACTTCGCCACCAGTAGCTTTGATTTCTTTGTAGGCTGCAACTCCGCTTTTTACAGCCGAGAATGCCATCATTGCTAATGTAAAAGGGTCAATTTTATTTCACCGTAAGGTAATGCGTTAAAAATCCAACCAACGAACTAACACCAGACACGACCATCATGCCAACCCAAAACCCACCTTTGGATCTGTTGGCAAGTTCGACCAGTTGGCAAACAGATGCTTCAAGTTTGTCAATTTTCTTTTCAAGAGTTTCAACGGTTGCGACCAATTGGCCGTATTTAAACATGTCAATTGGTGAATCGGTACTCATGGTTTTCCTATGTCAGATAGTTTTACGCCTGCGCCAGGTTTTAGCGCTTCTTTGGTTGCTTGTTTAATTGCTCTATTTTGCAATGCTTCTCTACCCATAGTTCCAATTGGCACAATGTTGGCAGTTGTGGCGTTTAACGCTTTTTCTAGTCCTGATGCTGCCAAAGCCTTTGCACCAGCAACAAATGTGTTGGATTCATTAACAAATGCGCCCCTTGGCCTAGATTCAACGTATTGACCAGTTTTGACTAGATTACGAATTATTTGGGAATCACCACCAAATAACGCATCGAGTTTACCGTCCACATCCATTTTATTAATGGCTTTGTTAAATTTAGCAGTAGAGAAATTACCGCTTGCATCTGTGGCTTCACGGGTTAAATAATCTAATGTGCCCGAGCGCAAATGCTCGATGGCTTGTGGATTGTCTTTTAATAGATCTAGTGAATTCTGAAAGTCTGCATTTTTAGACCGTACAACAAAGTTTTGTATAAAGTCTTTTGTATCTGCTTTGCCATTAACAACTTTGTTATATAAATCGTTTTTGTTTTCTAATTCAAAATCATATTTAGCCAAACTTCTGGCGTTGTCTGCTGCAGTTTTGAGTTCCGCAGTTGCGCCAGGCATAGGTATATCTTCTAATTCCTGTCTAACAACGCTTAACGCATGGCGCACGTTGCCGTCATCTGTGGCCCTTGATGCTTTTGCAATTTGTGTACGCAAATTCTCAAAATTGTCGAAATTCATTTCTTTTTTGCCACTTGCGTATTCATCAATCCTACGCTTGAACACTTCAGGCAAAAACTCAGATTCTTCACCCTTAGACAATGCGGACAAAGCATTTTTACCAAATGTCTGCGCATCAATTGGAAATTTGCCACCGCCTAAATCTTCCAAGTTTTTATATGCTGATTTTGTGGCCTCAACATTGTTTTTCTTAATGTCATTGACAAAATCAATAGCATTACCAGCATCATCTACATAATCTGTGGTGAATACATTAGGTGCAGTTCTTTCCTTAATAGCCTGCGCATTAGCCATTAAATCTTTGTTTTGCTGGTTGAAATGCTCAACATATTGCTCTTTTATGCCACGCTCATTGCGTTCCATAGAAATAATATTTGGGTCTTGCAGAGCTTGGCCCTTAGTCAAACGCACAGGAATTGGTAAAGAATCCGCCTCTAAATGTCTTGCCAACGCATTAGAGTTTAAATCGGCAGGGTTAACTGTTTTAAGTTCTGCTGCAAGCTCTGGCGTAGCACCAGCAATAGCCTGTTGAAGCACAGACTTATTAACTGTTTGCGCAGCGCCTGCGTTTTGCATACCTAATTGTTGCGCTTGCGGTAATGTAGTAGGTTCTTTTTTAAGTTGTTTAGCAGCCTGGAATGCTTCATTAATCTCGCCTGCAACAGGTTTTGCACTTGGCACTTGTCCTAGTACCTCTGGCAATATTGGAGGCAACTTAGAGGCTTCAAAAGCCTTTTGTAGGTTAGATATATATGCCTGGCCTTGTGGCGTTGATGGCTGATAGCCAGGATGCTCTTGTAAAAATTTAGATGCAATCTTTTCTGCTATTGGCGCAGGCGCTTGGCCTGTTTCTATTGCTTGAGGTATACTTTGAATAATTCCCTTGGCTCCAGCAACCAAAGGCATAACTACGCCTGAAGCTGCAACAAGACCAGCTTCACCCAGACCAGTAAATATGTCCCTGGCTTTTTGTCTTTCCTCAAACGCTTTGCCAAGCAATGATTTTTCTGCCTTAGTTTCTTTTGCTGCAGGCTCATTACCAACGTCAATTGTGTCCCACAAACTAGCCAAAGACTGTGTACCTTTAGCGCTTGGGATTACTTGAACGTGAACTGCATCATTAGCAATTGGGCGATGCAAACCAAACTGTTTTAGAAAATCTGTAGGAACGCTAGAATCAATATCTACTGCATCCCCAGTTTCATGTGCGCTAGTGCCTGGCCTAGCAACAGGATACTTATTAGGTTTTGATGCTAATTCAGCTTGTTGTTCAAAAGTTCTAAACCCGCTAGTTACAGGCAAGTCTTTGCCAAATTGCTTTTTATAAGCATCTTTAGCTTCTTGCAGGCGACTACTTAAATCGGGTTTTAAACCTGTTTCGTCAGAATCCCAAAGTTCAGCGAGTGTTGGCATTATTTTACAATTCCTAATTCTCTTGCTTTATCTAGTTTTCTCTTAAATTCAATTCTTTCATCAGCAGACATATTTTGCTTCATTTCTTTAACTTGCTGCGGAGTCATTTCTTGCAACAATCTAAAATCATTAACAGCTGAGAAATCTAATAATTTCTTTTGCAATGTCAATGGATCATTTATATGTGGTTTAATAAAATCAGCTTTTGCTTTTTTAATTCTTTCTTGCGCTATCAATTGATTAGATGCGTCTTTAATTGCCTCAAGGTTCATTTTCTTATTAGGGTTTGCAGCCTCAGCCAAAGCCCTTGCAGCATCAGTATTGCCACCAGTAAGCGCAAGTAAAGCAGAGTTTTTAGCCAATACATCTGTATTTGCTTTTTCTAGTTCGTACGCAGGTATTCCTATTGCATTTGCTAATCCTGCAGCAAATTCTTTTCTTGATCCACCAACACCAGTAAATGACTTACCAGCCAATTCTTTAATGTTTTGCAACAAACCAATTCTGCTTTCTGCCGTTTGCGCATCAGCAAATGTCTTTTGTAGATCCTCTGTGCCAAGCCCTGCATTTGGAGGCAAAGCACTTGGCACAAACCCTTGTTGATTTTGTGGCCCAAGATAACCAGGTTGACCTTGTGGGTTGATAGTCTGAGTTGTTGGAGGCAATACGTTTTGAATTGCAGGCACTCTACCAGGTCCACCGCCTTGATATGGTGATTGATAAATAGGCACTTGCATTTGACCAGTATTGATGTATTGTGCAGGCGCATTGACTTGACCAAACTGTTCTGCATTTGTACCAGCTTGTTGCACACCGTTCTTAATTAACTGATATGCTTCTTTTGGATTTTGCTTTACAGTTTGAATTAAATTATCGTGAATTTTGCTTTCGTGCATTGGAATGCCAAGATCTTCTATGAAAGTTTTAGCTTTATTTAGCTTTTCTTCCATTTTTTTAGAATTGCCAGATAAAAAATCTGGATCTGTCAAAAGACCACCGTATACACCACGAGCAATGTTGGCATAATGGTTTGTTACATCTACACCAGTTTGATCTGCAACTAATTTCAATCTTTTAGCTTCAGCTTCTTTAGATTCAATAGATGGTTTTAATGTTTTTTCTGCTAGTTCTGTTTCTGCTGTAGCTTTACGCAATGCTAAAGGATTAACTGATTGCGCTTGTTGTAATTCGAGTTGCGCTTTTTGCAATTGCAATGGGTTAAGTTGTTGCGCTTGTTGCAACGCTTGTGCACTTTGTGCCATGCCTAGCATTTCAGCCAAAGATGTACCTTTAACTGGCGTTGTTACTGGCGGTTGAAATGATGCTATTCCCATATTAATCCTTATGCTTGTACAGAACTTGCATTTACGCCTGGCGCAGTATTGTAATTACCACCTTGATTTGCAGGATTCAAGAGCGATGCCAAAATTGCACCTTGACCAATACTGTTATATCCTTGCGCTTGTGCAGCCGCACTTCCAACTTGTCCTGCAGCACTAGCATTAGCAGCGCCAACTCCAAGGTTTGCAATGTTTGTTGCATTA